TATCTGGGAATTCGTTTCCCGCAAATTCGACTCCACAACAACTTGTTAAGGCAGGTTGGTGTGATCCCGTTCGTCTCTTTGTTAAACAAGAGCCCCATAAGCTTTCGAAAATCAAAACAAAGAGATTTCGCTTAATTTCATCAGTGTCTGTTGTAGACCAATTGGTTGAGCGAGTCCTTTTCGGTGTTCAAAACCGGAAAGAGATCGATACCTGGAAATATATCCCCTCCAAACCGGGGATAGGGCTTACTGATGAGCTCGCAAAATCTGTCTTTAACGATGTGAAGATGGCGTCAAACGCCTATACCCTTTATGAGGCAGATGTTTCTGGATGGGACTGGTCCGTGCAACTTTGGGAATTGTTGGCGGACGCAGAGATTCGAATTAGGTTGAGTGCGGGAGCTCACCCTCTTTGTCAAAGAGCTATGGTTAACAGGATTCACTGTTTAGCCCGGTCCGTATTCTCCTTATCAAATGGAGAACTCTTTGAACAAGGGAAACCTGGACTTATGAAGTCCGGTTCGTACCTCACGTCGAGCACAAACTCACGGTGTAGAGTGTTAGACCACCATATTTTGGGAGGTGACTGGATTATTGCTATGGGCGATGATTCAGTGGAAGCAGATATTTCAACGAAAGAAGAAGATGGAGCTTCCAGGTACAAAAGGCTAGGGAAAATAGTAGGCATGTATGAGGCATGTCCTACGACTAGCCGGGGTGATATACAAGACTTTGAATTCTGCTCCCAGCGATTCACTTCAGAAGGACCCGTTCCACTAAACTGGGCAAAGATGCTTTGCAAATTTCTCAGTTCAGAAATGTCTGCCGAGTTAGCTCGCGACCTCAAACAAGAGCTCAGACATTTGGAAGGGAAACTGCGGAAGAAAGTCTTTTCCCATCTTGATTATGTGGTTGCCGCTGGGCAGCCACAAAATCAAGGGTGTTAGTTGGATACTAGCACACACTGGCCCTAATAGTCCCCCTGGTACTAGCAGGCCTTTCAGCAGGAGCGTTTGAATTTGCATCAGCTATTCAAGCAACAAACTCAGTTCAATCTGAGAAAACAGAGTCAGTCTCACACAGAGATTTTGGTGTTCCGCCTATTAAGTTAGGTGGGAATCGAATCGTAGACACGGGTAAGCAAGAGTACATCGTTACTCTCCCGGACTCTAGTGACGTAGGTACATTGACTGTTGTCAATAATAACGGAAACCTCTCAAAAGTCTCGGGAGGAATCGGAGACGTCATTACTTCTGCTCTGAATTCCAATAGCTTAAAAGAAGCAGCTAAGACATTAATCGAAGCGCCAGTCAAAACCCTAATCACCTACGGTGTAAACGAAGGAATTGATATGGCTAAGAATTATGTGAATAAACGTCGGAATCAGAAACCAGGGAAATCCGCTAAGGGTCGCAAGGCCAAAGTTCAACACCAACAACAGATGGTTCAAGTTGAACGTTCCTTAGCGAAGATGACTACTCCATCTAATGGAGCAGCCATGACGCAAGCGCCAGTTGCACTGGGCGCTACGTTATCAGGGAGTCGTACAATTGTAAAGAAAACAGCGAATGGACACATTTTATATGGTCGTGAATTTCTTTCAGCTGCTTACGGCACGGGGAGTATTACCACATGGACTATGTGTGTGGGAGTACCTTTGACACCAGTTGTCTTTGTTGATTCAATGATCATACAATACGGAAAGATGTATTCATATTTTCGATTTAAGAAACTGGCAGTGCATTATGTGACCACGAGTTCAACCTCGGCGGTTGGTTCAATTATGATATACTATAATAAAGACCGTGGTTCTACATATCTTAACCAAACTTCCGCTAATCTATTACCATTTGTGTTGTCTGACCCACACACACTTATTGGTCCACAATGGCAAAATATGTCAGTAATCCTTGAAACTGATTCAGAGTGGAAAAGAATAGACTACGGGAAGACAGATGATTTAGCGCATTATGCAGCAGGAGAATTGTTTCTCCTATCTAAAACATCTACAGCAGATTCGCCGGGATATCTGTTGATGACGTATGAGCTCGAGTTCAAAGACGAGAATCTTACGCCGAGGCTTTTGTTATGGCCTCAACCAACTATCGCATTCACTCCATATGCTTATAGTTGGCCTGCTACAACCACTTCTGGAAATGCTGTTATCTTGGATACGCTAAGTGGTACTACGCAGCTCGGCTCCAACACGAACTATATGATAGCCGGCGCAATCTATAAGGTTATCGTCGACATTTCAAACACATTAACAACTGGAATGGCACCCGCTCCAAATTTCTTAAACATGTTTAAGAAATTTGGAGCGGGTGCCATTCCAGTTGTTAATGTGTTT